AGGTTTCTCTTTCGCGTCTTGGAGTTACATAACCTACACCAGGAACAGCACCAGTTTTTCCTTGGTCTCTTGCAGCATTTCTTGCTGCTGCTCTTTGTGCTGCTCTCTTACGATTCTTCTCGTAATTGGTCATTGCTTCATCAAGCCACGCTTCAAACTGCTCCTTAGCAATCTCACCCATAGCCTTTTGCTTACGAAGTTTTTTAGGATTCTTGGTTACTGTACCTGAACCAGGCTTGTTCTCGCCACCACTATATTCCACATCCCTATCTCTTGCATAATCTCTTGTATCCTGGCTCATTTTACCCCTACCAGTTGCACCCTTATATCCAGACCATCTGGGTGAAGTGGATTTCTTACCACGATTTCCTGCGTCAGGACCATTATCAATTCTTTGAGTGTGCTTTTCAATTGATTTTACTTTCTTGGTCTTTTCACCCTTCTGTGAATACTCACTTGCAGGCTTCTCACGTCTTGCAATAGCAAGTTTTCCCATCGCAGATCTTGCCTTAGGAGTTTGTCCGTAAGAACCTTCTGCTTCATCAAGATAAAACTCATACATATCATCCCAAGTATAATCAGAAAGGTCATAACCTTCTTCTACCAGAGCATCTACCCAAAGTTCAAACTCTTCTTTTTTGGTGATGGCATCAAGATATCCCTTTTTGCCGCTTGGTGGTTTAGAATAATCAAATCCAGGAGTACCATGCTTCTTCATGTTTGCCTTTTGGCGTTTTTCTCTTCTTGCCTGCATTGCAGCAAGTGAATCTGCTTCACCAAGAATAATATCAATCGCTTCCTCATCAATAATGTTTGCCATCATCCACTCTGCTTCTTCCAGAGTTTCTGCGTATCCTTCTACACAAAGAAATTCAATGACTTCATCATAAACATCAACTTCTTCCTTCATTCCGCCCATTCTTTCTCTGGTTCTTCTAGGACCTACACCTTTATATAAGCGAGATGCTTGTGCTGCCTTTTTGGCGGCAGTTTCTTTATCGCCAGAAACTGCTGCTTTTCTTCTCTGCTCATCTGCTTTTTGTGATGCAGTAAGAGCAAGGTTTGCAGAGATCTCATCAAGATTCTCTACTGCCTCATCCATTTCCTCCATTTCATCTTCATCTTCGTCATCCTCATCTTTCTTAGAGGACTTCTTCTTAGTATTCTCTTCCTCTTCTTCGTCGTCTTCTTCGTCTTTTGATTCTAGGATTTCTTTTGGAGCATATACATTTAGATATGCTTCGGACAATTCTCTATAAAGTTTGCTATCCATTGTAATACATTTTAGTTCCTAAAACGTATTTATAACTATTGATTATTCAAGTAATCCTTTTCACTTTGATATGGTTTAAAATAACCAGGAATTGTTTTGATCTTGATTGCCTCAATAACATCAGGAATCAACCATTGATCCACCCGATAGCAATACTTCCAATTGACAGGTTGAATACAATTCATCACAACGACTTGGAAGAATGCTACTAGGTGAATCCAAATGGTTTGCATTTTATTCTTCTACTTGTTTGTTAAAACCTAGACTTACTTTTTTCTTTTCTGCTCTGCTTTTCATTACAAGACCAGCAAGAGATTCCATAACTTTTAGAATGTCTTCCGTCTTTGCACCTTCACCAAGTTCTTTTGCAACGTAAAAATACTTTTCAAAGAACTCAGGACCAACCTCTTTGTATTCTTCAAGTGTAATTGGTTTATCCATCTACAACCTCTTCAATAGCAGAATCGAGATCAGAGATTACTTGTCGAATCTCAATAATTCTCTCTGGGGTACAATCGGGATTTGTTGTATATCCCACTTGCTCTTTGAACAATACTTGACGAATTGCAGCTGCTGCACGAACAGGCATTTCAATTTTTACTGTACTCACAGGTCTCCCTCCTTACGATTTTCAGAATAGTGAACATCAAACTCTCCACCAGGATAACGCGCCTTCAACTTATCAACGTTCATTTCCATGATCTCATCAAAGTTAGTGTCAAGTGCCATACATGCTTGTGCAACGTACCACAGAATGTCACCGAGTTCGCGCTTCAAGTGGAAAGCATTATCTTCATTCCAGGGTTTTCCTTGGAAGATTACTTTTTTTACAACTTCGGTAAACTCACCTGCTTCTGCACTCATACCAACAGCAGCAGTGAGTAGATGAGGAACATCACAATCTGCAACTTCAAGTTCAGTCAGACGGCGAAGAAGTGCAGCATAATCACTCGATGCTTCACTCGTCACTGCACGAACAAATTCAATGTACTTAGTGGAATCAACGGTACTCAAAATTTAAATCCTCCAAATTTGTTTTTCAAACTGGGTTTTTCTTCATCTTCATCATATTCGGAAGAACCCATATTGTCAATCATATCATCCTGGGCAGTCTGTTCACAATCATACAAACGCATCTTGGCACGATCGATACCAACTACAAATCTTTTATTTACATTTCCATCATTGTATCTGTTCTTCAATTGTTTCACCATAATTTGTCCGAGTTGTTCAAGTTCCTCAGTGCTAATAAGGGCAAACATAAGATCAGCAGTAGCAGGGAGACCAAAGGACTCACTAGTGTCAGTAAGGTCAACATCAGAACTACTATTATGTGTGAGAATATCATTCGCATAGAACAAATGATTTCCAGACACTTCAATATCTACAAGTTCTCTTTCGTCAAGTTCTTCAATTTTTAGAATTTTTTTCAGCATCATAGAGTTCTTACCTATTCACATTATAACAAAATCACTCATCAAAATCAAGGTGAGTGGTTGAGAAAGATTTTATGATTTTATCAACCAATAATACTATCTCTCCACTCTTCACTCATATTCACCATAATAGCCTCTGCTGCTTCTGGTGTTTCTGCATATCCTTCATCAAGAAGGTGTGAGAGAATAATGTCGTAGATGTCTGCTTGTTCTTTGTTGAGTTCTGCTGCTCTTCTTTTTGCTTTGTTTCCCTTTCCCCTATCTGCTTCGTAACCAGGCCAATCAGTTTTTCTTTCTCCTTTATCTTCTTCTCCTCCTCTTTTAGTTGGTGCCTTTGTGGTTGTTCTCATAGTTACATTACCACTACGATTTCTTCTTTCTACTGGTTGTCCTTCCTTTCCACTAGCAACCCTGTTTGCTAAATATCCTCCCTTTTCTAAGGCTCTTTTCTTTCTTTCACCAGTCAGTTCTTCATCAAGTTCTTGATAAACTTCCAAATATGCTTCTTGAAGACTACGAAAATCTTGTGCATCCATCTTACAAATACTTTTTAGTTATTTATACCCTACCTTTCCTCCAACCACTTTCTAAGAACATTTCCAACTCATCTTGTTTTACAAACTTTCTTTCATTCAACTCTGGATTATAAATCCAAGTTCTACCAACAGAAGATTTAGAAATATTTTTTCTGTGCTCCTCCGTAAGTTTTTGTCCTCTTTTACTTTCTGCGATTTTGTTTTTAGTTTCTTGTGAGTGATTTGTATTGAACTTTTTATAAACACCAAGAGAGTATCTATGTTTTTTAGTTTTTCTCATTTTTTCTTTTGATTGTGTAGAAAAACTTATTCCATAGTTCCACGCCCTACCATTTCTAATATTCTCTTCTATTAGTTCTTGATTTGCTCCGTGATAGTGTTTCTCATAATTACAAGTTTCATATTTCATATTATATCCACACCCATCTCTATAATGAGATTTATATTTACGAATATAATAATCTTCTTTTATTCTTGCTTCACTTTCATCAACTTCTTCTATCACTTCAATAGTAAAGTTTCTTTTACCATATTCAATAATAGCATCAGACAGGAGTTTATTTCCTTCGTGCCTCCCAAGAGTGATATGTTCTTGTAATCTTCTATCCAATTCATTTTTAGTTAATCCAACATAATACATAAGTGGATTGACTGCCGTGTTTGTAATTAGATAAATCTTTACTTTCATATCAGTAAGTTATACTACTATTATTTATAAGAAGTATAACTTACACATACTATTCCTTTACATAAAGACACATACCTTCTTTCAAACCCCCTTTGATATTCACCTCACCATTTTGAGTTGGGAATAAGTGCTCTTCACTACAAATGATTTCTTTACCATCCTCCAAAGTAATCTTATAAGATTTCTTTTTAGATTTTGGAAAGACATTTAGAACTTTATTATATCCAGTATTAGAAAGCACCAAATCTCCAACTTGAATATTTGAAAGTTCTTTCATACCTTGCGGTGTTTGAACTTGTGTTTTCAAGTCCAAGCAATACCCTGAACGAGTGGTCTGCGTGGCAGAAACGATAGGGACGTTTGCTTCAACAGCCAAC